ATATGAATTTGCCTATATATAGTATATATAATTAATACTGGGGTGGGGGGGTAATAAAATATATATATATATAAATTAATATAATAATATATAATAAATTATAATTAATATCATGAAACAGGAGAAAAAACAAATGAAAATAAAATTAAATGAAGAAAGTTTAGAGCAATTGATTATTGATATGCGAGAAAATGCAGTTGAATTAGGTCAAGTTACCCAGAATTTAGACTTATTAGAAGAAAAACGTAAGGAGTTAGTCTATAGAGCCTATTTAGAGGTCGAAAAAGGCACTGAAATGACTAAAAAAGCAATAGCTGGTACTAACAGCAAGGTTATAGAATTAAATGCCCTTATAAGCGAATTAAAGGGAAAAGAGCAAAAGTTAAGATGGTTTCTAAAAATTGCTGAAATTCATTCAAACTTGTGGCGATCTTCTAATTCATCTAAATCTCAGGAACATAAGTTATATAATTCCTACTCATAAAAAAAACAGTTTGACAACAGAGTTTGGCTAGAATAGCATGAAATAAACTATGGAGAATAATTATGTTAGATACACTTACAGATAAACAACTAAAGAATTTTGAAGAAAATCAACATTCTGAAGAACTAGAAACTGTAATTAGATTAACCAAAGAACTAAAAGTTAGTCAAAACTTACTTAAATCTGTTGATGAATACCTATGTGTTCATGCAGAATCAAATGATAGAATAACATCTTTAACTAGATTGTCTTTAGGCGAACTACAAAAAGGTCTTAGATTTGATATTGATTCATTACAAGATACTTTAAATAAACTTTAGGAGAAACCCATGAAAGAACAAAGTCAAACACAAATGATATTGGAAAAACTATTACAGGGTAAAGAGTTAACAGTCTTAGATATGGCTCAAAGACCTATCTCTAGCATGTATGGCTCTAGAAGAATATTAGATTTGAAAGAGTCTGGTATAAACGTGCAAGATGAATGGGTAGATGTACCCAGTAATAAGAAAGTTAAGAAATACTTTTTAACTGAGATGGATATTAAATCAATTAAAAGGAAATTAAATGGCAAAAAGACCAAATAAAGAAATGAAAAGAAGATATGGGGAAGCAGTTGAGTATGGTTGTATTCTCTGTAAAATTTTATATGGGGTTTATACTGAGCCTTGTATTCATCATTTAACAGGGGGAGGTATGGGGATGAAGTCAGAAGATTTTATCCCTCTTTGATATGCCATACCCACCATCAAGGTTCGCAAGGCATACATCATTTAGGAAATAGGGTTTGGGAGGAAAAATTTGGAACTCAAAAAGAAATGCTACAAATGTATTTAGAAGAAATTAACCATAATAAGGATTAAATATGAGTTTTGATTACAAAAGAGATTGGGGAATCAGATTAGGGAAGATTATTAAGGTTTTAAAATCAAAAGGAGTTGAGGTAATTAAGAATGATAAAAATTCATTTACTGTAGATATAATATGTTCTTATAAGAAAGATATTAAGTTATTAAAACTATTAACAGATAAAGAAAACCAATACACCTTAGAAATGGAGAATTTAACTAAGAATTTTAAACCTTATTATCATGTGATAAGTAATTTGAAACAGGCTTTAGAGATTGTAGTAGGTGATGGCACAATTAAAACAAAAGATCCTAAGAAAAGTCTACATAAACATTTAGAGAAAGTTTCAATTAACAATATTGATGAAAGAGAAATAGCGTTTAATAAATTTTTACAATGGAGAAAATAGATGATAAAAATAGAAAAAAACATTCCTATTGAGGGAAGAGGTAAATACAAGGAATATATACAAGCTATGGTTAATATGAGGAAAAATGAAAGTTTTGTTGTTGATGGTTATAAGATTGTAGATGCAGTTAGAGGTTACGCTTGGAAAAAAGGACACAAGATATCTTTTAGAGAAATTGAAAAATCTTATGACAAGAACAGGAGAGTTGATAATATAAAATACAGAATTTGGAAACTATAATGAAATTAGATTTACTAGCATTATTATTACCCAAGTCTTTAGATATGTCTGGCATTGGTAGTGGGAAATCAAACGATACTGTAACCCCACAAGATATTGCTGTGATATTAGCTTACGCTAAATTAAGTAATGATGAACTTAACCTGTTAATGGCTAAGTTTTTAGAAGATGATTCGGCTAGGAAAAGTTTAGCTAAAAGTGTTAAGAATATAGCTATGGATTTATTTAATGATGAAGATATTATTAATACAGTAGTTGATACTGCAATTATAGAGATATTTACTGACACTACTTGTTTCTTTTGCAATGGAACAGGGCAAATAATTATTCAAGAAAGTGTTGATAAGTGTCTGCATTGTCATAATGGAATATTTAAATGGACTGACTTTTCAAGGTCAAATATAATGGGTTTAAAGAAAGAAACTTACGTTAGTATTAGAAAATCTTATAAAGAATTAACTGATAGGTTAATAGATATAGAACAATCAGCATTAAGAAAAATAGGGGATAGTAAATGAGTATTTTTAAAAAAACTAAAAGAGAATTTTTAGCAGAAAACCAAATTACAGGCATGTTTACAAAGGAAGAAGTTAAAGTTCTTGAGAGACACGATACAGATGAAGATGATTATAACAGTAGTAGTAACTTCCCTTGGGGTTCAAGTGATGCTATGAAGTTATTTCTTGTAGTAAAGGGCGATCCCTACATCAAGGCTCAAAACATCTATGCTAAAAAGAAAAGACAAGAGTATGCACAAAGAACTTTTGAGAAGATTGTTAAGGAATTAAACACTATCTCTAATAAGTCTGACTTAGATAACTGGGGTAAAACCTTTGCTCAAGATTACTCCAGAGATATTCCAGAGTTCGTTAAAGAACTTAGAGTAGAGTTTACTAGAAGAAAAGAAGAATTAAGTATAAAGAATGAAAATTAAAAATACAGAAGAAGAATTTTTTAATGTTTGTAATACTAAAAATATTGATGATGAGGTAGAAAAACTTTTTCTTTATTTTAGAGATAAAGGTTTTCCTAATTACGATATTAATAATTATTGCCCTACAACTGAGTTGGAAAAATTAAAAAAATTTAATGATAAAACTATATTCGTTAGTGGAAGTATAAAACAAACAATGCACTCTTTAGGTTTTTTATGGTGTTTTTTCCCACATTGGGTTGATGTAAAATATAAAAACCAAAAATTAGGGTTGTTAGATTTATGGAATAATGATGAAAAATTAAAAGTTTTAATAAAAAAAACTTATAAATGGCAATTAAAGTTTGGTAATGGTGTATTTACAATTAACAGATTAAGACAAAACTCAAAAATATATTTGAATAAACAAAGTGTAAGTAATTTTAGACCAACTTCTGCTAAATATTTTTATAATAAATATGGTAATAATGGTGTTGTTTGGGATATGTGTGCTGGTTGGGGTGGCAGATTATTTGGATTTCTTTCCTCTAATTGTAATACTTATATTGGTACTGAGCCATGTGAAAAAACATATAATGGGTTAATTGAATTAAAAAATATTTTTAGAAAAGAAAGTAAAAGAATTAATATTTATAACCTTTGTGCTGAAGACCATATCCTTGATAAAGAAAGTGTTGATTTATGTTTTACATCTCCACCATATTTTGATTGTGAAAGATACTCAAAAGAAATTACTCAATCATATATAAAGCACCCAACAAAAGAATTGTGGTTGGATAATTTTTTAAGAAAAATGATACGCAATTGTTATTACTGTTTAAAAGATAATGGTTATATGATTTTAAATATTGCAAATACTCCACAACATAAATGGATTGAGGACTCTGTTTTAAATATAAGTGAGTTAGAAAATTTTAAGTTAATTGAAACAAATTATTTAAACCTATCTTCTGTTTCTGGGAAAGGGATAAAAAGAGAGCCAATATTTGTTTTTAAAAAAAATAATAAAATAAAATAGGTGATACATGAAAAAGAATTACTATTGTTATAGAGCCACAGTTACCTTTTCAGGATCAGTGGGTGCTGAGAGTGAAGAACAGGCTATTGAGAAAGTAATTGCTGAGTCTAAAAGATTACCAGAAACAGTTTCTTTTAAAGAATCAGAAGTTAAAGTTAGAAAATTACAGAAAAAACCAGAGAAAGGATTATATCATGATACAAAATATGAATGGTGATGAGTTATTAAAAATAGATGGGTTTGATGAAGCCATAATAGGTGTTGAAGAATCTATTGAGCCAAAGTTAGTTTATGATATTGATAAGATCGCTGTCATATTAATGACAAGGGATAAGATGAGTGGGGAAGATGCCTACGATTATATCTCTTATAATATAACTTCTGCTTATGTGGGTGAAAAAACTCCAATATTGGTAAAAACAGGTAAGCTAGAAGATTTTATCTAAAATTGGACTCCATACGTACCCTTTCTTGCCCATATTATGGGTGTCCATAGGTAATCAGTAGGGGTTAGTTTATAACTCTCTTCTCGGTGTCTTTAAGGTCTTCTGAATCGGTGTTCTCAGTTTCTTCTGTCATTTCTGCAAAAGCTTTAACTTTAGGTGCAAAATTAGGAATACTCTGCATTAATGTATTCAATTCTAAGATCAATTCATCATCTGATTTCTGTGCTGTCTTATCAATATTTAAATTAATAGTTTGGCTAGAGAAGTTTCCAAGCTCAAGGATAAGTTTTGCTGTATTTAATTTAACAGCATCTTGTTCACTCTTTAATAAATCCTGTAATACAGATATAGCCATGCCTGAAGTTGAAGTTATTCTTTCTTCATTCTTTTCTCTAATCTCAGAAGTATATTTCTTTTTAAGATATGCTCCCATCTGTCTTGGGGATTTATCTTTAGACCAACCAGCTTTGATAGCTGACTGAGTAGCATTTCCCTGAGTATCTCCCTCAACAAAACATTCTATAAATTTAATCTCTTTTTCTTTATCTATTTTTTTAGGCATCTTTTTTCTCCAACCAAGATTGAATTAGCTTTGATACATCACAATCAGGTGTATAAGGTATAACTAAATCTTCTCTACGTTTAATCCATGTTTTATTTAATACTAATGTACCATCTACTTCAGTGTTTTCTTTATCACCTGTTAAAGAAGATACTATGGTAATTGTTTTGTTATTTTCTTTAATTACAAATCCAACAGAAACACATTCTGCTAAAGTTGAATCTACTTCATTTATATCTGTCCAACCATAAGTAGGACTAATAGCATCTTCCCAATAAATAAGTGTAAGTTTTACATTCATGCTAAACCTTATATTTCTTACCCCTAAAATAAGCAGTTCTAAATAAGTTATTTACTTGTACTAATTCAGGGTGAATTGTTTTTTCTACAGGATCTATTGTTATTACAGCAAATCCATTATTCCAATCATTAGCTACGTTGTCTTCTAAGTAAGGGTGATAGTCTTCTGATAGATGACCAGTCTGTACTGCCATAGTTGTTGTGGAATAAGTATTAAATGTTCTTGAGTTTAATTGGTGGGTATGACCAGTGATTATATTTAATCCTGCCCTCATAGCATTTTGGTAAGCAGTATGAACACCACCTCTCATTCTATGTTTAATCATTACAGTATCATCTACTAAATGACTCATAGCCCAATCCCAGTCAGGAAAAATGTTTTGCATTTTAAATCCTTCAAAGTCTTCAAACTGTCTACCCCAGTTAGATACAAATTTAGATAATCTAGTTTCATGATTACCAAAAGTAGCTACTTGTTTAATAGGGTACTTAGCACTGTTAATGATTTTTTGTATTTTATTTATCTGTGCTTGACTGTCAAATATTTCTTGTTGAACAGTTCTTTCTCTAGGCGTTATCTCTAAAGTATATTTGGCAAAAGTAGATAATATAGATAAATCCATAATATCCCCATTAGCAACTACACATTTAAGTTGTCTAGTTTTAACTAAGTCTTGCAACACTTTAAGCATTACTTGATAAGATGCTGTTTCATGTCCTTCAAAATGAGCATCAGAAAATACTAACATTGTATAAGGAACATCATCACTGATATTAATACGATTAGTTAAAGGGGGTAAATGTTCTCTGTGGGTTCTTGTTGGACCATTATATTTGTTGTCGTGTGGTTTAAGTTCTATACCTGTCATTTCTTCAGCTTGTTTTCTATAAAAAGTCATAGTAGCTGAGTCTGTAGATTTACCTAGATAAGTAAAAACATCTTTTTGTTTATTCATTCCTGGTAAATTCCAGGCTCTAATTATGTCGTGTGCAAATGCTTTAGATATTGATGATCTATTCTTGCTTGGCATTTATTTTCTCCTTTGTTTCTTTTAAAAGATATTCTAAATACCATTTAGCTTTTTCTAAATCTTGGACAGGAGTACCTTTATATGGAAAACGAGTAACGTATTTAATTATATTTCCACGAATATAATCCATACTCCAAGATTGAATGTACTCTATTGTTTCAATCCCCTTAGTATAATGACTAGGGTGATTAATAAGGTCTATCTTGTCTTTTTTCTTCATCTATCTTCTCAAGCACATGTTCCCATGGTATAGGTATATATTCGTTATCCCAAAATATACCACCATAAAGGTATCCATGTCTAGTATCAAACCTACCTTTGATTCTAAACATTGCTTGATTATCAATAGACTTGATAGCTTTTATAATTTTCATTTCACGTTCTGTGAAAGGAACATTGCTACACATATCAACTCCTATGCCAATAAACCTATACTTATAAGAATTATCAACAATATAGTTAAAAGCTCAAAGATGCTAACTTCAGGCTTTAAATATTTGGTTTTTATTCTATAAAAAAACCAATTAAAAAATTCAGGTTTATGAATGATAACTACCCCTATTATCAAAGATAACAGTAATATTTCTTGCATTACTACCTCAAAGGGTTCTCCGATCTTGCTTTCATTTCATTTACTTTTGAATTAAGAACAGCTATCTCAGCTTTATTTATAGCTATGTCTGCTACAATAGGTTTAACATCAGGAGCTGACCTAGATTCTAATACCTCAACTCTATTTAGTACACCACCTACAGTAACCATCATACCACCTAGTGTAATGACTAATCCAATTATTCCTAGTATTGATTTAATATCCACGAATACTCCTTAAATGTTCTTCGGCTCTTATTCTATTACCTATAGACTCTTGAACCACTTTATTATATTCCGACATAGTATCCTGATACATAACTTGACTCTGAGCATATATATTTCGATCATCAATAAATTCTCTCGAATCATAATAATTTCCTCCATCAATATTTAATTGATTTATAAGTATATTATTGTTTGTATTGCCGTAATTGTCCATAGAAAGTGGGCTTTCCATAGCCCTAGCCACGATAAGGGAAGTGGCAACCAGTCTTTGGTCTATCCTTGTCAGGGTTTGATTAACCTTTTTTTCTATAGATTCTACTGTAATAGTTTGATTACTGACTCTAGTAGTTCCTTCAGTCCTGCTATCTTCCACCGATGGGCTTCTGCTTTCGAGGGTTTCTTCTCCTGAAGTAGCAACCTCAGTTCGTTCATCTGTAGGTTCACTTCCTCCTGCTTCTCTTTCTCTGTCAGAATCATCTATTTCTTCAGCAACAACAGTATCTTCTGTTGTAGGTTCTTTAGAACGGCTAGGATTTTCTGGTACATTGTCTTCTGTAATAATACTTTCCGTTTCTTTAATAATACTTTCTTCGTTTTCTTTTGGCCTAGATGATAGGCTTGAGCTAGGCTCTGAGATAATCTCCTTAATGGGTTCTCCTTCAGGCTCTCCGATAAAGTTTGAGGTTTCAAAGACTTCTTCGATTTTGATTTCTGTTGGGATTTCTTCATATGTTATTTCCTGAAATACATCAACAACGCCAATGTTAATTTCTTGTGTTGTTATTGGGTCAAAGTTAATTTCTTCAATACTAGCAACTTCTATATTAGATTCAAGATATGATTCAAAATTAAATTCTTCTTCAGGCTTATACTCAAACAATATTAAATCATTTGTTGTATCGCTTACTGTTGTTAGTATTTCTGTTTCTAATTCTTGACTTAATGGGGGTGTATTATCGTAAGTTAATGTTATATACGGATCTCGAACATCAGCAGAATAGTGTCCTACTTGCCCTCTAGTGTCTTCAAACAATATACTCATACCTAATTCATAATCAGCACTAGTATTACTACCTATGATTATAGTGTTAGCTACATCATGTACTGTACCCCTAGAAGCAAGATAACTTTTAGTTTGTGATGTAACTGAGCCATCATCTAAGGTTACAGATTGTGTAATATGTACTGTTTGATTGTTATACCAGTGGAATATCTCTGCACCTGTGGTCATATCAAAGCCACTTTTTAAATCATCATTCTCATAAACTACAGATGTTGAATGTGTTAAGCCATTCCAACCAGCTAAATCATTAGAAGAATGCCAACTGTTAACTGGATTATTCCATGAGCCATCTGTAAAGTCTTGGCTAATAAGATTAGTAGTAGTAACTACTTCAGCAAACAAAGACAAAGGAAATAATAATAATATTATCCTAATCATTCCAAGTCATACTAGGTTTACTAGTACCTCTTAGTTTTCCCTTTCTTTTTTCAGTCCATCTTGCTTTAGCTTTCTCACCAATCAATCCATCTATAGGACAAGGTGTACCTGCCATCATCATAGCTTCCCATACATTCTCATCTTGACACATCAAAGATATTGCTGCAACTTTCATACCTAATTTAGATAATACTGCTACTGACTTTCTTCTTTCACAGTTAGGGTCTACATAATAGCTTCCAAACGTGCCTGAGAAGCCGATTACAGTAATTCCTGCTGCTAATGGTATAACACAACTATCTTGACCATAAACACTCATAGCAGGGGCATTAGAGGGGTTTACAGCAGTTTTAGTATTACTGCTATTGTTTGTTTCATTATTCGTTGTACTGTTAGAACTAGAACCTGACTGGTAGGTTGTTGCTGACTCATACCCACCTGTGATTGCTGTGTTAGAACCTGCGTTATTAGATTGAGTATTGGTTGTACTACCACTAGAAGTTACATCACCAATAGCATCAGTTATACCATAGACTAATATAAGAACGAACATTACCCATAAGCATTGCTTAGTTATGATTTGCGACATTTCCATTTCCTAAGTGCCAGTGCTTTCCTTGTCGGTCTACCTTTAGAATCTTTCATTGGGCCTTTAACACCACCCATTCTTGCACAAAAACTAGCTTTTCTTCCTGCTGCTTTTGAGCCTTTCTTGGGTTTACCTGTTACTGGAGCTTTAAGATTGCTCCCATCTTTATTGTTAAAATATTTTCTACCAGCAGCGTTTAAACCACCAGTTTTACTTTGATATTTTTTAGCTACCATTTTACTTCCTAGTTAAAGAACCACCAAAATATAATCCAATAATTGAAAAAATTGTGTGTGATTGTAGGTTAGTTATAAAGATTGCGTTGCCTTCTCTCCATGTTGAAGTTTCATAGCTTGATCCAAATATCCACCAACCTGAATCTTGTTCAGTTATAATTTGATAGACTACATTTACATCAGTAATAATTGGGGCAACAATAGGTACGACTATAATAGAAAATACACACATTAATGCAATCCATCTTCTAGTGTGCATAGTATGTGGGTCTTTAACATCACGAGCCTTATCAGTCTGTTTAGCTGCAAATCCTGCTCGTTGCATTAACATCTTCTGTTTTTCAGCTTCTGCTTGTCCTCGCTGGGATAGTATACTCATAGCACCCCCAAGTAAGGTAGAGCCAAGCATTGATATAAGTTCCATTGGTATCATTTTATAAAACCTTTCTGCTTTCTTTTCTTAGTTTTCTATTATATTTTTCTGCTCCACCACCAAACCAATTATGATAAATTGGCCCAATAACAGGAACATCTTTTGTAAATTTTTCATAATCACGCCCTCTTCTACTAGATGGGGAAAATGTTTCTCCTATAGCTCCAGCAGTTGATGTAATCATATTTGCTGCTGGAGTTACTAGCTCGGCAAGAAATTCATCAAATTTTCCAGAAGCAAGTTTAGTTGTAGAATATTTATTCATTCCATAAACTCCAGCTAAAGCCCAAAATGCTTGTTTAGGAAATTGGTCAACATCAATATCTCTACCTTTGAGTAAATCTTTAACAACTTTTGTTCCTAAATTTAATGTAGAAAGATATGCAGCTAATGCTGTTGCATTTTTTATAGCTTCAGCTTTATTGCCTTTTTTCCATTGTTGAACAACATTTCTTCTAACAACATCTATTTGTTTTAAAGTAAATGATTTAAGCATATAAAGTAAACGACCATTTGGATTGTTTAGGTATGCTTTTGGCATTTCAGATAGAGTAATAGGTTGCACATCAGATAATTCGTTAAAAGCATGAAATTTTACATTATCAGTAATTTTGCCTGTTTTTAAATCTCTTACTAAATCATCTAAAAGTTTTGGCTCAAAACTATAGAGGTCTGCCCATTTTTTTCTAAATGTAGCTTCTCCTTTTTCACTTTTTACTAAATTAAGTGCTTTCCTAAAAGCTGCGTTCATTGTGCTTTCTTTACCAAATTGGTCAAATCTTCTAAAACCTGTCCAATCAAAAATTTTATTTAATGCTTTTGCTGTTCCTCTTATGTTTCCTTCTGCAAATTCTTGTGATGCGTTTTGTATACCAATATCAATAAGTTTAATTTGTTTAGTTCCAAACATAGCAGCAATAGTATTTCTAAAACCATGTAATGCTCCAGCAGTTCCAAGATCACCAATTTGAGTTATAGAAGCATAAGGGTTTCCTATAGTTCCCATGTAGCCTAAATCTCTTAATATACCAAAACCTTTTCTCATTGGTTTATCGCCACTAATAAATCTAGCTTGTAATAAATCTACTAATTCATCTTCATCTAAAGGGTCTAATCTACCTGCTCCTTTTTCTCTAGCCATTAAAGCACCTATAGAACTATCTATATTAAAAACTCCATCTTTGTTTTTTATAGCATTTCTTCCAAAGAATTTATATTTTTCTATTTTATCTACAGAACCTCTTATGTATAAAGCTAAAGCATCTTCAGGTTTTTCATAAAACTTAGCTATTTGTGCATCTGTTAAATCAGCTATATTAACATTTCTTTTTTTTGCAAACCTTGGTACTGCACCATCTGTTAATCCATATCCTCTAATATATTGATTTGTAACATAGCCCCTTTCTCCAAGAGATAAATCTCTTGCTGAATTTAAACCTAATTTTTTTGCATATTCGTTTTCCATCTGAGTTAATAAAGTTAAATCTTTTTTCCCAAATATAGAACGCAAACCATCTAAATCTTTTACTTGTCTTGGAAAATAATCATCTAACTTGTCAAAAAATATTCCTGCTTTTTGAGAATCATCGTATGTTTGATTAACTATATTTTTAACTTCCTGAAAATTAACCTTCATTGCTTCAGGCATAAGTCTTTCAGCTTCAACAAGATTTCCATTATAAAGATTTCGAGTAATTGGTGCTTTAAGATTTCCTGATAATTTGTTTAAGTCTGATAAAAAAGGATTTGCTTTAGTCATTGCGTTTGCTGTATTTACATGAAGATCAAACTCAAATCTTCTTACTAATCCTCCAACTCCTTCAGATATATTTCTAATACCTGTTGAAAGAGAACCCAACAAATCTTCTATAGCAGATGATTTTGTTCTTCCTACAGCACTATCATTAACAACAGTATCTCTTGTTATTTTTGCTGCTGCACTTTCAGTTGGTGGAACTTTAAGATTTATTCCAGTTCTTTTTATCGCTTTAGTAAGTTTTGTATTATCTACTTTACCTACTAAATTAGTCATAGCTTCATTAACACTAAATCCTTTTTCAACATCTTTTGCTATTATTAATTCTGCTTCTTTAATAATTTTTTCTGCACTTTTATCTTTAATTTTGCCTATTCCTTTTCCTATTCCATAAAAACCTGCTCCTGCAAGTCCAGCACCAGCACTATATATTGCTGCTTTTTCTAAATCAATTTCACCTGTTTTAGCCATATCTTCTAATACACTGTAACTACCACCTATTGCTGCCGATCTTCCTGACATTTGAAGTAAACTTTTACCAGGAGCTATAGCTGTTGTAGGACTAGCCACAGCAGCTCCTACATTTCCTGCAATTCTTGAATAGCTATCAGGATCAGGCTCAAAATAATCACCATAGGCTTCTTTTAAACCTCTTTCTTTTGCTCTTAAAATCATTGTTCTTCTAGTATCATCATCAGCTTCCATAAAACCTTTTCCGTAAAGTTTTTCAGGAGAGTAATATTGAATACCATTATCAAAATCAACACTAAATCTTCCTAAAGGAAACTTTCTTTCTAAATAATCTGCTGCATTATCTATATCACTATCTCCTTCATCATAACCATAAACAAACTGCTTGTAAGCATCATCTTTATAAGTTCTTTTTAATTCATTATTAACAATTCTATCGCCTACTTCTGCATTTCCTTCTTGTAAGTTTTGATTTTCATCTATATCTTGCTGAGTTATTTTATAGCCTTTATCAAAAGCATCATCGGTAGAAGAAAATACACGACTTAATTCATTATTAATAATTTCATCACCAGGCATAGCTCCTGCTTGATTTAAGTTTTCATTTTCTCGTATATCTTGTAATGTTATAGTGTATTTTTTCATAATTATTTAATTTTTATATTAGAAATATCAGGTCTATTATTAGAATTATCTACTACTGGAATAACTTTTTCAGCATTTGCTTCAGGACTTCTTCCTTGATAAAATTGATTTGCTGATTCTAACATAGCAGTACGATTACTTTTTGTAGGGTCTGCACTTTGTATACTTGCTGCATTTGCAGCTATTGATTTTATAATATCAGAATTATCTACAGTCCATTGCCCACCTTCTAGTTCATCAACTATTGTAGCAAAATTTTCATCTGAACCCATTAAACCCTTTCCAACATCTTCTAAACCAATTAGTTTCCATTCAGGCATAGATACTTGACTAGGCCCTGAACCTCTCGCTTTTGCTGCTGCTGCTTGAGCTGCTGCTAATGTTTTAGCTGGTGCTCCAAAGGCTTCCATACCTCTGTTAAGTGCTACTCCAAAGTTTTCACCTGGAAGTCTACCTTTACCTAGTTCTAAACCTGCTCTTAGTATAGCTGCATTAATCATTTGTTTGTTGCTTGGGCCTTTACCTCCTGAATAAGTCATTGCTTGTGGCATATAAGCTGTTCCCAAAAGAGTTTCTATATTACTTAAACCTTGTGGAGTATTAGCTTCAACTTTTGGTGTAAAACCACCATAAGTATTTTGTTTTTCGCCTTCTCTTGCAAGTGCTGTAAGCATATTTTTTTCTATTTGATCTGGTACTAGATAATCTAGTAATCCTTGTGTATAAGGTATTTTTGAAAGTGGGCTTTCGTATGGTATTTCATTGTCATTATCTTTTGCCATTATAATATCCCCTGTCTACTAGACATTAAGTTTCTATAGTATTGTTGCAAATCTACTGGTTGTATTTGTGCTCTTTCAGCATACATAGGCATTGGAGGTGCATTAAACACAGGAGCTTGTGGTGCTTGAATATTAACACTTCCCTGATTTAATAAACCTTCTTGTTGTCCTTGCTGTGTTGGTTGCATAGCAAAACCTTCAGGCTTAACACCCATTCCTTGAAATACTCCAGCAACTTCAGGAGTCATGTTATCTAAAAGATAATTACCACCTGGTTGTTGTATGTTAGGCATAGTTGCAGGGGTTTCAGGTTTATCTTCTCCAAAAAAACTACCTAATAAACTACCTGCTCCTTGGGTAAGGCCACTAAAGGTTGGAAGTATAGAAGTTAAACTTCCACCCATTCCACTTAAAAAGTCAAACATTTATATCTCCTATTATCATAATTGATTACCTATTCCATAACCTGCTGATGCTCCTGCTGGGCCACCAGCAAAAAATCCTGCTGTAGCTCCTAATAATCCCATTAAAGGATTACTTTCTGCTCCTGGTTGAGTAACTGTTTGCGTTCCAGCTATAGGACTTCCTATTATATTAGCGTAATTTTGTAGATTAGCTAAGTTTGCATTTTGGTTAAAGTTAAACCTATTCATAGATTCATCTATAGGCATTTGTGCTCTTTGTTGTTGTAAGCCACCAATTCCTTGTAGTGTTTGAGCTGGTGCTTGTAAACCTTGCATAATTGTTGGAACATTTTGCATAGCTACAGCTTGTGATTTCAAAGCATCGCCATATATGCCACCATACATTTTAGCAGCAACATCTGATGAGCTATTCAAATAATCTCTCATTACATTAGCTTCTAGTATACCTTGTCTACTTCCACCTAGTTGACCTGCTTTTGTAGCACCTCTTCTAGCTTGTTGTAAACCTTTTTCCATACCTTGCTCTATAGGTCTTAATCCTGCTTGTAATGCTTTTTGAAACATTGGGTCAGCAAATCTAGCAGAAGGGTCTGCCATCAGACTTGTAAATCCTGGTACTAAAGCATTAGCAATATCTGATTGCCCACCTAAAGCTTGTTGTTGACCAAGCTGTTCTGCTTGTAATTGCAAGTCAGTAGGATCAGCATAAGTTTGTCCTGTATAGAACTGCTGTGGTGTCATGTTTTGAGCTTGTTGAAAAATATCCTTTAAATAAGGAGATTGTGCTTCCCATGGCTCTGATTTTGATGTTTGGGTTTGTGACCCACTTCCTCCACTCATAATTGACCTCTCAATGATACGATATTAATTTTTTCCCTAAAACTGTGTATATTTCTTTATATTCATAGTCTTCCAATTCTTTTTTAAATCCTTTTCTGCAAAACATTTCTACTGCTTCACAATCCATATGTTTTGCCCATTCTTCTATAATTTTAAGAGTATGTTTCCATTTCTTAAATTCTATTCCTCCTAGAGTAACTATCCTACAAACAGTTTTGTTTGGGTAATCAATAATTTGTGTTGCTCCTGCTCCATATATCTTTTCATTATCATCAAATATAACCCAGAGTTGCATTTCTTGTTTTTCACAAAGTTCTTTAATATCTTCTAAACTTAATTCTTCTTGGCTTTTGTTATTAGCTAATTCTAAAAACTTGTAACATTTATTCCAAATCTTAGATACATTTCCTGATTCTATTCCTGATATATATAAACTCATAATTTCACCCAACTCCCTGCTGCGTTTCTAAAGTAAATTCCTTCTCCACTTCCTGGATTAAAGTTAGTACCATCTCCATAAACGATATCACCTTGTTTAATTCTAGCTGGGGCTACATTCTTAACTTCTATAAAAGTTGTAGCATTTTCTTCTAAAGCTCCTTGTATCCTTTGAAACTCTTGTAATAGATATTGGGGTAAATCTTCTGGATTATCTGGTACTGGATTAGGGGTATATTTTGGGGCTTGTGCCATTATCTCTCTCCTATTACCTCATATTCTATATCATATCCGTTTAATTCAAAAGTTGTAGCTGTAGTATTTTGAAACTTAATAGCTATATATTTACCTGTGGCTCTAGCATCTACCTTGTTTTGTGTGTCAGGGTTTATAGTTTGCTGTGTTTTGTAGGTATATGTACCATCAGGGGTCATAGAACTTCCTACAAATACTTCAGCACTTCCTGTACTAGAAAATCTTGGTGTAATCTTTCTTACTTGTTTTACTGTATTAGTATTACCATCAAGGGTTAATCCTTTTCTTTCAAGAATCATAGTAAAGTTATCTCCAGCAAAATCAAAACCATTATCTCCTCTATAGAGTTTAGTATCTCCTGTGCTAGACATTAATATACTAGTTTCTGTTGGGTTGTAATTTCTTTGACCCCAGTTTTCAGTAGTGCTGTAGGCTATCCAACTTTGAGATTGTCCAGACCAAACAATAGCTGATGTTCCAGGATTTACTATTCCTAAAGCTATATGTAAAATATCAGGTAAATCTCTAAAACTAAAAGCGTTAAGTTGATAATTATAAATTAATGCTTTATTACAATAAGTTGAACCTACTGTTGGGTAAGATACCCATATTTCATTCTTTTGTGTATTATGGGTTACAAATATATTAGCATAATTAGTACTGTCAATTTCTTCAAATAAAGTTCTTTTAACTATTGTACTTGCAACTGACTCTTTAGATACTCCGTTATGGACAATTAAATCACCATTAGTTACAACAAAATGTTTACCATTAAATTCTGCTACACAGTTTCTTGATAAAGCTCCTGAGTCATCAAATAGCTTCTTAATGTCAAATACCAAGTTACCACCAGTAAAAGTCATTATGTAAGTGCTGTTTTCTTTATATATTATAAAAGATTGTTTTAATGGAAATCCATCTACAATAAATTCACCTGCATCTCCTACTGTTGCTGAACCTGCATCGTTTGTAGCTGAAGCTGTCCAAGAACTAGGTAGCGTAAGGTTTTCTGCTGCATCTCCCCATCTAACTTTATTAGGAAGATTGGTAGAAGATTCAGTCATATTTAAAGCTATTAAGTAATTACCAAAAGGTCTTATTACTCTGCAAGTTGTACTTGCTGGCCAATTAGTTAAGTCAGTAAAAGCACTAGCACCTGTTGTTGCTAAACACTGTGGATCATCTACTCCATTGTTCAAAATAGCTAATCCATTAAATATAGAACCAGTCCAATTACCTGAAGCTGTTAAGTTAGTCGAGTAATCTCCACCTGATGCTCTCGTAAAGTCTTCATGACTAGAACCATTGTATCTGTAGATTTTAGCTGAACCAGCATAGAACCAATAACTGTTATCTCCTGATGTCCAATTTAAGGCAAAATAAGGGGCTACAGTAGGTGTTCCAAAGACCTGGTCTTCTCCTAATACTTTCTTGGCTGCGTTATCTTCAAACCTAGCATTTTGTGTATGTGAAAAATATTCATTAGGTAATGCTGTGTTATTCGTATCTTTAATCATTCCTTTCGGATTTAATATTTGAAGGGTTGGCATTATCCAGTTCTTCTCCACATATATGCAACGATATAAGGTTGTACGTTGTTATGAGCACCACCACCACCAGTTGCCCCTGTGTTAGGAGTAGTTTGAGAATAATTACCAGCAGTATTAACTCCACTAGTTCCAGTACCACCTTCAATAAATGTAGTTGTATGTGTATGTGATGGTAATTCAGCAGTGCTTAATGTATGTGTTTTAGCACCACCAGTTTCTTGTACTGTATCAAAATCACTATCACCTGCGTTTAAACCTACTATAACTCTACCAGCTCCAAAAGCTGCCCAAGTACCAAAACCTAATAGCGTACCTGGATTAGTAGCTACGGCTGCATTTATATAAATAGATCCTACAGGATATACAGCTTGTAAAGTTGTTGCTGTGTTAGATCCTATAGTCAATGTGCCTGATACTGTTAAGTTTCTAATACCTGTTGAGTCTTTACTAGCATCAACTGTTACGGCTTTAGATGCTTCTGCTGTACCCAACGCAGTTACGTCTACATAATTTAGTTCTGCTGTATTAGCTGTAACGCCATCTAGTAAATTTAATTCTGTATGTGTTGCTGATACTGCCCCAGTAATACTAGGAAATGTTGCTTTGACTGTAGATTTTACCAATCTTAAATGGTCATCACCTTCGTTAACTGGATCACCAGCTACTGGGTTTGAACTATTTAAGTCTGATATATATGTTCCTGTTTCTAATCCCATTTAATTTCTCCTAGCCTTTGGGGTTGTTGTCTTTAACTGATTTAATATGTGTATACCATGAGCCTGTTTTAGCAGTATCTCCTAATTTACCAGCATCTATATCTTTATATAACATATCAAGTTGATTTCCTATTAAGTCATAAAAGTTGCTACCAGTATCTCCTGTTCTTCCTAAAAGCCAAGCGTTATCTACATACCACTGTTGATTAGCCTGTCTATCTGATAATTCTTGAGAAGTTTCATCTCTTTCTGTTATTGTTGTTCCATTATCTATTAATGCTTTACCTGTCATAATTAAGCCCTCACTACTCCATAAATACTTAAGTTAATTTTATAAGCCCCATCTCCACCTGTAAATAAAAGCTGAAAACCATTACAAATATTTGCTGCTGTTCCATTATGATATCCATGTCCTTGTGCAATTCTTGATGAACCATTTGAACCTTCTCCACCTATTTGGTAAACAAAAGATGGACTTGTATCTCCTTTAGAATCACTTGTATCAGATGCCCAGCGACCACCTTGAGCATTGTTAAACATCATAAATCCATTCATTGGGTCAAGTGTTCCACCATTTTGTTGTTCAACAAGTGTAAACCTATCTGCTGTCTCTGTGGTTATTCTTTTTTCTGAATTATTATGAGTAAGTCCTAATGTGCTTTGTCTATAATTTGAACTTGTAATTGCAGAACCACCATCTAAAAACCTCATTTGTATATCACCAGCACCATGCTGTGTTATTGCATGAATATAAACATAATAATTGTCATAGCTTGAATCAAATCCAGTGAAAGAATAACTTGTTGTATTTCCTGATGCGTTATATTCATTTACTGCTGATACGAGTGCTAGTCCACCACCACCACCACCTGCTGCTGCCCATTTAACACCTGTAGCTTCTGCTGAATCTGCTGTTAAAACTGTATCATTTGCCCCTACTGTAAGTAGTGAGGGGTTTCCTGTGCCATCTCCTAATAAAATCTTTCCTTTAGTAGACATATCAACTGCTGTGACTGCACCTGTTCCATTACCAATCATAACTCCATTTGCTGTAATTGAAGTTGCACCTGTACCACCACTTCCTACTGCAAGGGTTGCTGATAGTCCTGCTGCTGTTCCACTAGTATTTTGTGAACCTGCTGCATTTACACCTGGTAAGTTTATAGCTGCCGAGCCATTAAAATTTACACCACCGATTGCTCTTGTTGTAGCTAAAACTGTTGCTGTTGCTGCATTTCCTGTAGTAGAACCTGATGTGCCTGAAGTATTACCTGTAACATTGCCTGTAATATTTCCTGCAAAAGTTCCTGACAATACATCTGTACTAGCATTAAAAGTTAATCCTGCTGCTGATTTAGGCCCTAAGTCGCCTGTAGCTGCCGTAACAAATAAAGGAAAACATGTAGTATCACTACTTTCATCGGCTATTGTAATTACTGTTGGAGTAGGGGCAGTTCCTACGAATGAGGTTGCCGTTAAAGCACCTGTGGCAGAATTAAATGAAAGATTAGACCCAGACTTTGGTGCTAAATCTCCAGTTGCTGCTGTTGCAAACAATGGAAAGCAAGTTGTGTCTGATGATTCATCTGCAACTGTAACTGTTGTAGCAATCGCTGCTGTGCCTGAAGTAGCTTGATTACCTGATGCGTTTACGCCTGGTAGGTCTATACTTGCTGAACCATTAAAACTTACGCCACCAATATTTCTAGCAGTTGTTAAAGTCGCTGCTGATGAAGCTGTTGCACTATTTCCAGTACACGAACCTGATGATCCACTAGCGTTTCCTGTTACATTGCCAGTTAAAGGCCCTGAAAATCCTGTTGCTGTTAATAATCCACTTGAAGAATTAAAAGCTAAATTAGTTCCTGACTTCGGTGGTAAATCACCTGTAGCAGCAGTTACAAATAAAGGGAAACAAGTTGTATCTGTTGATTCATCTGCAATTGTAATTGTTGTAGGTACATAGTCAGATGCTGCTTTAGAATCTAATTGTGTTTGTATGTTTGAAGATACAGTATCTAAATAACCTGCTTCTGTTGAAGTTACTGCTGATACACTAACATCGCCACTACCATCTGATACTAACAATCTTGATGCTGTTAAGTTTGCCATCTTAGAGAAAGCTAAAGCTGCTGAAGCATTTACATCAGCATCTATAATAACTCCACTTCCAATTGCTGCCGTACCTGTTGTACCTATTGATATATCACCTGATATAACGACAGGGTTAAAATTCGTTCCATCTGCTATTAAAGCTGCACCACTAGTGTTAGTTCCCATAAACAGGTCATCGCCTGTTATAGTTAAATCACCACCTATAGTAGCGTTACTAGAAGTAGTTAATGTTCCTGAAGATGTTAGGCTTGTTGCTGTAACTGCTGGTAAGTTAGCCGCTAAATCTGTAATAGTTAATTTATAATTTGCACCTGAATAAGCTACTGCAAATACAGATTCTGTATTAGGGGTTGTTGTTGCTGTTAAATCACTAAATTTTTGTGTTGCCATTTATTGTATTACCCATGTTGTGGTTGCTGTTGCTGGTACATCTTGCCAGTCATCAGGAGCTATTACTACTGCCCCTTCTTGTTGAAAAACTAATTCATTTTCTGTTACCAATAAATCTAAATTATTTTCTGTTTCAAAATAACCAGTAGATGTATTAGCTACTACAGTCCATATAGTCATTAATATAATCCGTAATCAATTCTTGTTACTGGTGCTGTACCAGAGTGTCTATCTCTTTCATTAGAATCTATAATATCTTTTTTTGACCTATCATATAAACCTGCCCATAAAGGCAATCTTTTATCATTTTGTAAATAAGGCTCTGCTTCAACTAATGCTCCGTATAAATAAACATCTGGGTGATGAGTAAGCATATCGTTTGTAGTATTTGAGTCTGATAAAGGAGTAAATGTTTTATAATAAGATATTTCAATCTCATAAACACCATCAGGTAAAGGTCTAATTTGTATATCATTGCCTTTGATTGAATAGGCTTTAGGCATACCTGTGCTACTTCCAGCTTGTAATCTGTCCATTATTTCAGGAGTTAAATATTCTAATGAAGTTTTAGGGTCAGAGTTTAATTTAATATTACGCATAGCCACATAGTTATCAGGTAAAGAATAATATTCAGTTCCTGAGATTGTATTAGCTGTAACCCTTGTTTCCATTCTTCTAATCTTAAAATCTCTTTTATGTCTTGTTTCAGCTAAAGAAATAAAGTCAGGAATAATATCTGTTAAGTCACTTCTATCTAGCCAATTAGCTATAGATGTTTTTAATTCTGCATATGTTGATATAGCCATTATATTACTCTACTTGTTGTTTTTAAATATCTATAGTCAGGACTGTTTAATAATTTCCTAACTGCTGGTGCATGATTCTTATCATATAAATCTACACCAAATTTGTTCTTCCATTCATAGTAAATTGTAACAGGAATCCTAGCAGATAATCGAAGTTCATCTCTTATACTGTGATCTTCCTGTTGCAATCTTTTATTTTGGTCAAGTAACTTAGTTAAGTCTTCCGACTTATGTTGGATAGCACTTGTGCCATCGGCAGAATGAAAGTGAAATGTTTGTCCATCTCCTAACTTTCTACTCATTACTCACTAAGCTCCTCAATGTAAACTATCGGTGAACCTGAAGCTGCAATACAAGACATCTTGTCAAGATTACTAACCTTGAAAGTTTTAGGTTCGTTAGCCACTAAACGCACTCCAGTTGCTACTGCCGATGTAGTAGCTTTACCAAAATCAACAAATACTTCTGTTGTATTAGATGTAACTCTTACATAAGTAACACCATCACTAAAAGCATCTGTTCTGTTTGTACCTGTTTGGGTTACAGTAATCGTGTGATTCTTTATAACCTGTTGTCCAAAGCTCCAGTTGCTCATTCTTATCTCCTAATCCAAAATGTTATTTCAGCTAATACAGCGTTAGTTGAACCACCATCTGTAATCATTTCGATTGTATCTCCTTCTTCAACATTATTAAGTGCTGTAGGTACAGATGAATAAGTAGTTCCGTTTGCTGAACTGCCGTGTGCGAATGTAATGCCACCACCAGTTATTGCAACGCCACCTAACTCAAAAGATAATGCAGCTGCTGCACTGGTTATAGCTCCTCTACCCATAGCTGTAATCTTTATAATTCTTCCACCATCTGGAACAACTACAAAAGAACTAGCACCAGCAGATAAATTTGCTATCTCGCCTTTTAAAAAATAATCATTTAATGTTCTCATTAAATTTCTCCGTATTAATAACCCTCGTTCCGAAGCGATACGTTCTTCAAGGTCATCATTAATGTATCTAGGTGGGTGGAGAAAAAACAAGGAGTCAAAACTCCACCCTTAACTAACTATGAGGAAAGTTAAATTTTATTAGCTAGTTGTGCAATCAGCAATTTTACCTGAAGCAGCTTCGTTTTTAGAAACGAGAGTATACTCACATAATAATTGTTTGATTTCACTATCACCAGTTTTTGCTAAGTCTTGAACTGTGAAAGGTCTTAACATAGCAGTAGACCACATTTCTGTATCTACGATATGTGTAGTTCTTCCAGAACTTCTCAAGATTCTATCAGCTACTACTCTAACTTCACCGAAGTCAGAAACATAAACATCAATAGTTGCAACTAAGCTTCTATCTTCTGCCATGTCCATACGAGTAGAGTTGCCAGTAAAACCTGATACTTTTTGTTTGTTGAATGAACCAACTAACATTAAGTCAGGATTTCCACCTTGGTCATAACAAAGTTTTAAGTTTGCTTTAACCAATGCTTCAGTCAGAACTCTTTGAGTTCCATCTGTAACTGCACCAGTTGTACTGTGTGTAGAACCACCAGCTCCATGAGATTCATTAGTATTGCACCATGCTTCAAGACCTCTAAGTCTACGGCCTGTGCCTGATGAACCAACAGTTGCAACATTAACACCTGTTAAGTCGAACTCCATGTCTCTTTTTAGTTCTTTACCAGCTTTAGCTATTTGATAAGCCATCTCTGATGTCATTCCAGCTTTGTTAATTACTTCTTGAGTACCAGTAACTACAACAGGTTTCGTAGAAATCTGAGTATAGTTAAGTAATTTAGAAGTAGCTACTAAAGCCCTTGAAGGAGCATTATCGCCCTCCATTACTACGTTTGTAGCTGCTGCTACTAACGAGTCTGTTTGCCATTCATGTAGTGTAGAGGAAGCTGAACCAGTTCCAATAGAAGACATAAATGGAGTGTCTGTTGGTGAGATGTTATAAATAACATTCGCCAAGTCTTCTCTTCTGTCTGCAGAATCGAAGGTTTCATACGCATTTGTATAAATTGCCATTTTTGATTACCTTTATAAAAAAGTTATAGTATTAGACTATTTAGTCATAAGACTTTCAATGAGGCTTTGTGCATCACTTATATGTCCAGACTTTCTTAGTCTTGCTCTTTTTGCTTTAAGCTTATCACTAGATATTTCATCTCTACTTGCTGGAGAACCAGGTCGTTGAACTTTAGGTACAACTTTTGATTTCTTTCCAGAAATTTTAGTTGCTAAAAGATTTTCATACAACATAGCTTTGTGTAGAACATCTACAGACCTTGCATCAATTAAGCTACTAACTTCCTGTTCGGAAAATCCTTTTTTGACTGCAAAACTTTTTATATTTTGTTTAAGTTTTGGGCCTTTATCAGGGTCGTTCCATTCAGGTAGTTTGTTTACCATAAGTTGTTGCTGTCTGCTAAGTTCTTCTTGCCACTTAGCTTGGTTTTCTTGTTGTGATTTAAATTGAAGATTTTTTTGTTCATCTTCAACCATTCTTTTATTTTCCTGAAGTTCTCTATACTGGTCACGCTTTAGCATGTATTCAGTTGGATCTTCTTCCTTGAGTTGTGTCCAATCAGTTTTTGCAAGTTCATCTATTTTAGAATCTGCTTGATTGTTAAATTGTTCAAGTTGTGATAAGTAACGCTGTCTTTCTTGTTGAGTGGCAGCTAATTCTTCATCAGCTTTCTGCCTTTGTTCGGACAATACTTGACTTTTTCTTGTGTAATCAGCTTGTCTACTGTAACCAGCTAAAAGTTCTTCTTGGGTGACTTTAACATCTTTACCATCTACTTTGACAGTGTATGTATCAAGTTCCTCGTTTCCTTCTATTTGGTCTTGGTCTACTAAGTCATCAACAGATAATCCATCAGGATTACTTGCTTCGACTTCAACTGATTCGGACTCCATGTCCTGTGTAGAAACTTCTTCCGTTGTTTCTATTTCTTCTTGGTCTTCTGTGCTTTGTTCACTTGGAGTGCTCATCATACCTTGAAGTGCTTCCTGAGCCGATCTCACATCTGTAACAGGTGTGCCACCGAACTTAGAATCTTGTGTAGGGATATCATCTTTTGCCATGATTATTTACCTCCCCTTAATTCGTGTTCAACTATTTTGCCATTCTCCATTGTGTTCACAAGTACATTTTGTGCTGTGAGTACACCACGAAGTGAGAAATATAAAGATTCTCTTTTACTAGATTCTTCCATTTCTGTTCTAATCCATTGTTGAAAAATATCATTTTGAATTACTTCATAAGATTTTATTAATAAAGGATCTTTAAGTAGCCTTTCAGCATCTTGCCCTTCTTTAACTTGATTATCTTTGTCTGCCATTGTCTTCTCCTATTTGGTTGATTCTATCCACAAAGTCTGTGGTTATAGTTTTTCTCCCAGCAAGATAACCTTGAATATCATTCCTAGGAATAGATGTCTTCAAGCATACCTCATTTATTGAAAGTCGATATTTCAACATTAGTTGTTGTAATTCTGTTTTTGTTAGTTCTGATTTTATGTCAAATTTAGACAAATTATTTTCCTACTTTTTTCATTGCCAATTTATGTGATTGTGTAAAAGTTTTACCATTACTCATAAGTTTTCTCATCTCTGCCATGTGTTTAGAAGTATGATGAACCTTATGTTTTGCAAGAGTTTCTTTTTGTTTTTTAGTTAACATGTTTTAATAACCTGGATATTTTTTAACTGGCTTTTTTTTCTTTTTCATAATAACCTCAGTATTTCATGAAACCTATCGCTTAATATAACAAAAACAATAATAGCTCCATAAGTTATATATTTAAATCTAAAAACTTCTACCTTGACATCTCTCATATCTCTTTCTATATGAGCTAAATGATTATTCTTAATAATTCTAATATCATTTTTAATAAGTTCTATTTCTAAATTAAGTTCGTTTAAATCTTTCATGCTAAAGGCAACCTCTTTCGTTTAGGATAAGTACCTACAGCTATTTCAACTGATTGCTTTTGTGGCTTACCTTCTTTTCTTAAACCTTTAATTTTTTTAGAAATTAATTTATTTCTTTCAATTCTTCCATGACCTGAGTATTTAGGATATGCCATTAGCTTGGTCCTATACCTATAGGTCTGTTCTGTACAGCTTCTAATGCAAGTTCTTGTTCATTTAACTCAAGTTGAGATTTCTTAATCATTAACTCTTGCTGTTTAAGAGCAAGGTTGATTGCAGCTTCTTCTTGTTTAAGTTTTAACTCTTGTGCTTTGAGTTGCGTTTCAATTTCTAATTCTTGAGCTTGTAGTTGTAGTTTTTGTAATTCTACTTGTGCTTTTCTTTGCTCTACTTTTTCTTCTAGTGTAGGTTCAGGTGGTGGTTTAGGTGGCATCGTTTCAGGATTAGATATAAACTGGTCTGAGTTTTTATATCCTGATTGTGCTATAAATTCACTTACTGCATTGTATATATTCTGTGGTGTAACAAGTGAACCCATTCCACCATTTTGAACTAAGCCTTGTATTATTTGCATAATAGAACCCATTGTTTGAGTCTTAGCTGATTGACTACCAGAGCCAACTCCTACATTAACAGTACAATTTAATTTTTCTTTCCAACGAGATACATCTATAGGTACAAACTTACCATTAAGATAAGCTATTTTCTTTCTATCTTCATATCTTTGTACTAGGGCGTATATGCTCCTAAATAGGTCCTTAATGCCTGTTTCTGCAAACATACGTGCTATGAGCTCAATCCTTTGCATAGAGGACTCTGTCGCTGCTGATATAGCCCCTGAAGTAACGTGTGAGTTAAGTACATCAGGATTTAATCCTTGTGTCATCTTAGATACACCACTTCTTTCTTCTCTAATACCATCTAGGTATTGAACCATTTGGAAAGCATAAGGTTGTATTTGTGGGGTAGGTAAAGCTGTAACAGCACCTGCTGATCTCATTCTTACTATTCCACCTGGTTTAGAAGATAATAAATCATCAAGTTCTACTTGTCCTGCTAATACTGCATATCTTGCGTTGTTAGTTAAATACATATTATCAAGAAGATTTCTCATAATAGTAGATTTAATTAACTGAATATCTTGGACTGTATCGGCAATACTCATGCCATGAAATTTGTGAGGTATGGGTAATGGGCAAATAGTTGAGAAAGGAATTGAATCTATTTCCTCGTTATCTAAAATAACATCTCCACCCTTTGTAATCTTTCTTAATTCTGCAATGCCATCACCATCATAATCAATGTGCATGTAACATTCTTCAATCCAAACTTTTCTTGATGCTCCTTTACCTTCTTCTGCTGGAACAGAATCTTCATCAAAGCTAAATCTAGCTTGTCTTTCTTCATTCCATTCTGCGTTATTATGGGTATAGGTAGGTAAATCATCTACAATGCTTTTAGAATATCCTTCTAAAATTAAATCACTAACAGATTTTTTAACTCTATGACATACAAAACTAGCATCTTCAACAGAAGTTGCCCTTCTTGATACTAAAAATTCTTCTGGTGGAACGGATAAAACTCTTACCTGTCCATCTATTGTTGTTTTTTTAACTTTAACATCATGCTCAACAACCTTTGGACTAACTAAAGTACCATAGTCATCTACCTGTTGTTTCATTATAATAATTTCTGTATGCTCTACGACTTCAAGATCATCATTTGCTAGGATTGATTGATACTCAATCTCAGTTAGGTTCTCGTATGTTTCGTGAGAAACCTCTTTTTTTTCTTCCCAGAAATGTTTAATAACTCCAGTCTTACTTATCAAAGCATCTTTAAAGGCATCGTACAAGACTTTAAAGCCATTGTTTTGTTTATTAAAAACATAGTTAACGTAATCAGTAGCTTGTTGTGCCATTTCGACATCTTCAGGACCTTGAGGTTCAAACTCAGCTACATTGTTGTGTGTTGTAAAGATACGCATAAGACTCGGCATAATGTATTCAATCGTATCTCGTACATCGGTTGTAACGATTTCGGAACGACCTTCTATCTCATTACCAAAGGGTTCACCAAGATAATACTTCATAGCCTGTTCTCTTTGAGCAGATAGTTCTGTATTAAAGTTTCCTGAAGCAGACTCTATTTCACTGCTTAGTTGTGCAGCTAGTTCATCTTTAGTCATCTTTTTAGCCATTTATTTTCCGTACCTTTTTTTAAATTTTTGAGCTGCTGTGCCCCCTGTTTTCTTTAATTTAGCCATAGCATCTTGTTTTGTTGCAGCATTGCTTTGTGCTCTTAATTTTTTAGTAGCCTTTTCTTTATATTCTTTCCCAACCATTTCTGAAATACCATATATTCCAGCAACAGGAAGCGATATATTAGCAGCAGTTAATAAAGCATCTACTTTTTTATCAGCTTTTGTTGTTCTTAGTTTACTTTTAAGAACTTTTTGACTATCACCTTTTAAAAATTTAGAAAAATCATTTTTACTTATACCTGTTGATTTCATAGCTTTGGCCATCAACTCTTTTCCTTTTTTACTTTTTAAGCCATATTTTAATGCTTCTTTTACTATTGTTGTATATGCCATAATGTTCTCCTATACGACTGCGACATCAGGACCTAATCTGCCCTTAGTTGCCCAGCGTGAATTTTTAGTTGTTGAATGTCTAAGGCTCAATGCAGCATATCTTGTAGCCGACATTAAATCATCTTTAAGTTTAACTAGTTTTCCATCTTTCCGATGATACATTCTATACTCCTCAAACCAGTCATAAAGGGTATTAAATACTTTAAATTTTCCATGTTCCATTCGGTCTAACATTTCCATTAGTCCTGTCTCTACACTGTTTCCCCCTTTCTTCTGCCCAATAGCAGGAGGGTTTTCAAAATGAAATGGCAACATATTAACTTGAGCATCTCTATATTGCTCGGCTAGGGTAATACCACTTCCTTTATCGTGTTGATAACCATCGTGTGGCCATACTATAGGGATATAATCACTACCTTCTCTTTCATTTATGTGAGAACCATGATAGCTCGGTATCTGTTTAGCCATTCTATAACAGTCATAAACGTATACAATATCTTTATCTCTATCCCATGCTAACCATGCAACAGCAGTAGGGTGATCGTATCCAAAATCTATTGCTGCTATTCGTGCAAAATGCTTAGGAATAGTAAAAGGCTCAATAGCTAGATTATCCTCATCTATAGGAAATACTAGTCCAGAACCAATCATAGGTATGCCTTTAGACCTCATCTCTCTTTCGTGTTTAGGGAGAGCAGCTAAAATCTGTTCTTTCATGTCATCGGTTAGATGACCTGCATCTTCCCAACCTGCTGTTATAAGGGCTTGTGAAGGTCTTAAATCACTGGTGAAGTTTTGAACTACCTCAGTCATACCTGATTCAGGAGTAAAGGTTAAATAGACCAATCCTCTTTTATCGAGTGTTCTAGTTATACATTGTGAGTAGATGTCTTGGGGTGGTTCTTCATCTAGCCAAATAAGGTCTAAACTCTCCCCCATAAATTTTTCTGCCCCTTGTTCGTAAGCCTTAAAGGCAACTCGAGACCACCCACCTGTGCTGTGTTTTACAAGTACCGAGGAATGTGCATTAGGCACACCTGGTTTCCTTGTGGTTTCGCCAATGAGATGTTTAGGGATTGAACCCTTTCCTTTATCTCTGGGGTTGTCTGGTTGCCCGAATAATTCTTTTTGACAGATGTCTCTTGTGGTTTCATTCGATGCCCCACATACCCAGGCTCTTATGGGCTTATCAAATCGTTTACCTTTCCACCATTTAGGGTATAGCCCTGTCAAATGAGCTGCCATTTCCATAGCACCTACATACGACTTACCTACTCTGTTCGCTGCCATAAGAAGTCTTTGATTTGCATCATTACCTGCTTTATGGAATCTTTCTTGAAAGGCGTAAGGGTGGTAGTAGTTTAGTCTATTCTCCTCTTGTCGCTTATTTAGCTCACTTAGGATCTGTTGTGCTCGTTCTCTAGACATAATACTCCACCTCTAATCCTATCTATATTTTTTAAGGTGTCAATAGATGATAACGTTTGTTTACTCTATACTTACTCCCGACAAACTCCCTACCTATTCTAGAGTGTGTGTATTGATATATTTTATTAGTATTGATATTCCCCACCATAGCAGGAATGGAACTATATATATAATCTGAATCTGACAAAGGGGGTTGCCACTCTCTAATATTATAATATTCTAATCAATGACTCTATTAATATTATTATTTTCTTATATAACAGTCTTAATCATTCATATATAGTGTTTTTGGTTTCTTAGTTGCTTTTATTATTGGTGAAGTGGTTTAAGATAGTGACTATTATTTTTCTAATCTAATATTGATACTTACCATGCCTACACAAACTATATATGTTTATCTTTATATAGAAGTAATAGGCTATTGGTTATCCTTTCTTAAGGTCGCGGGAATCCTATATATGCCTTGCTATTGTCTAATTACTAGCTAATTAATGATCATTAGTTATTAAGTGTTTATATATAGCAATATATGACTATTGGTTATCCTTTGGTTGTCGAATCTGATATTGATATGCTATTTATTATCATTGGACACGTAAAAAGATTTGACTTATATAAATATATTTCATAGTATATAGATATTGGAATAAATAAACGTACATTGATGTACATAATAAAAGAGGATATATGAACGCATTAGAAAAACTACAAAGCTACAATCAACCTAAGATTGTTAAAAAACTTTTAGAAGAAACAAAACCATCATTAGAATTTCTTTTAAAAGGATTTAGAAAACAAAATGATGAAATGGGTATGTTTTTTGCAGAAATAACGGAAACAGTTATTCAATTAAAAAAAGACCAAACTAAAATGAGAAAAATGTTTACTAGAATTCAAAACAGAGAATTAAACAAGTAAATTAATTTAAAGGAATGATTAAATAGCACAGGGAAGTGCTTATATAGGAGAATAGACATGAATGAAGATAAAAAATATATATATAATGCTGTTGATTTTGATACAGCTGTAGAAGTATCCGGATACCCTTGGGGATTTAGGTTAAAAACTAAAGTTAAATATTGGATTGAATCGAATAATAAGGGCGATAGATTCATTAAAAGGACTTTAAACCCCAAGACTAATGAATGGTGCAACCCTAAAAAATCAACCTATAATGCTGTTCAAGTTTTATATTTTGATGAGAATAACCACGTTAAAGGTTATGCGATAGGTAAATATGGAGTAAATGAAGAAGAAT